CGTGAGCATCTTCAGTTTTAAGAGCGTTGTAACCTATTGCAACATTGTCATCACCAGTAGTAATTGCAGTACCAGCTTCGTCACCCACGAACACGTTGTAGTTACCGCCAGATGCTATTGAGTTACCTGCGTTGACACCGAATCGGACATTAGAGGTTCCTGCGGTTGGGGTGGATAGTGAGCCGTCTGCGGCTATAGTAAATCTATCAGCGTTACCTGCTCTTAAATTTAGAGTATCGTCAGCATTGTCATAATTAATACCGCCAAAATTAGTGTCTCCAGAATCTCCAAAATCAATAAAAGCTACATGAGATGTACCTGCGGATATGTTCATTCCTGTTATGCCAGTACCAGTAATGTTCATACCAGTACCTAAACTAGCCACGCCTGTAACAGTAAGCGTAGTTGCCATATTCACAGCACCATCAATGTCAACGACATCAAGGTTAGTAGTGCCGTCTACGTCTATGTCGCCTGAAATGTCTAAGGACGTTCCTGTTAATACTCCTGTCACACCCAGCGTTCCGCCAACGGTCATATCGTCCGTAACAGTTAGATCATCGCTAACCGTTAAATCATCAACCACTGTGGCTCCAGCTAAGTTAACCGCTGTAAGTAAATCGTGGACCACGCCACCCGAACCTAGACCATCCGTTGCAATAACCTTGGTCTGTCCCGCTGGAATGACAACATTTGCTCCACTACCGCAGGTAAAAGTTAAAGCCGCAGCCGTTGCGTTATACATAAACCAAGTTTTGGAACTTGTGTTTGGCAGAAGTGTTATCGTACACGCCTGACCACCGCCTGTGAGTTTTAACCCAAGGCACCTGTCCGCGTCTAACGCACCGTCCGCAATTGTAATATTATCTGTCGAGGCATTTGCAACTGCCCGTGTTCCCCAAGCAACTGCTTGGCCTATTATTTCTAAATTTGTGTTTGTTGTTGTACCCCAAGTACCAGACGCATCGCCAGTAGCCATCTCGTTTAGTCTGAGGTTATTTACATAGGTACTTGCCATTTTTAATTCCTTATGCTGCTATATCCGTCCATGCGGGTGTTTGTGAAGCTGTTATACCACTCCAATTAGGTGTTTGTGAAGGAATAATTAATCCCCATACATTTGGATGACCAATTCCTCCGGTTGCTGCAACACCCGTTGGGTAAACATTAACGCCTTCTTGGATGCTAACATTGCCAGTTGTTCCAGTTGCAGAAACACCAGTCGGGCTTACTACTACTGTGCCCACGACGGATTCAGTGCCAATCGCGCCTGTTGCTGCAACACCAGTCGGGCTTACTACTGCGGTTCCAACAACTTGTTCGTCGCCAAAACCAATAGTTCCCGTTAGACCTGTTTCTGTGACAACTGCTCCACCCGCGGCAAGAACAGTTCCAATTGCGCCTGTTGCTGCAACACCAGTCGGAGTGACTAATGCGCTTGCAACGACGGATTCATTACCTACCGAACCTGTTGCTGCGACGCCCGTTACTGTAACGGGAAGAACAGCGCTCCAAGCTCCTTGCCCCCATGTACCGCGTCCCCAACCTGTTTGCGTCGGCATAAATTACTCCATTAAGCTATTCTAATAATAGCATTACTTGCGTCTGCGGCGGGAAATTGAATTGTAAAAGTTCCAGAAGAAGAAGATTTATCGGCTCCAAAATCTAATGCGCAAACAGCTTTGTCACCGTTCGTGTCGTTATATATCAAGGCACCACGCGCTGTTATAGTCGCTGTGGTAAAACTAAGGTCTGCAAAATCTGTAAACCCTGTTGTTCCACTAGAAGCTGGAGCAACTTTAGTTAAAGTTCCGCCCCCTGCTGCATAACTACCTGTATTACTAATTTCTTGAGCAGTAGAATACGCAGTAGTTGTTGCACCCATGGTTGCTGAACTTGTGTAAAGCGCCAGTTTAAAAGCGTTTCCATTTGTTGCAAAATTATGCGTAGCTGTCAAAAGTTCTTTTTTAAACGAGGTACACATTGCTTGTGTTATAGCCATTACATTCTCCTTATAGTTTCTGCTAAGTCTTTGTGACCCGCCTCACGTAACTGATGACATATAGTAGCACGTTCTTCTTTTTTAGCCAACTCTATATAATAATGCAAAACATTGCGAACATTATCTGCAAAAATATATGCTTGTTGTTTTATAGGTTCCGGTGCATTTTCAGAAATAGACACTATTTTATTAGTGGCTAGTTCAGAAATTTGTTCGTTAGACAATCCGCCCTTGTCAGAAGTTGCAACGCCGACTTGGCCGACAGCAATATTGCTATTAACGCTAAACATGTTGTTCTTTTCCGTTTAATTTGTGTAAATCATGTCGACCTATCAAAACAGGGTCTACATCCATTGGTTCTGGGGGCAAACACTCTGATTGCCTTGTAATTAAAAGACCTTTATCACTAAAAGATTGAACAAGAGGGTCTTTTAAGCGATGATAACCGTATAATTTTTCATTATCCGGCACATTAGTGTCTAATAAACCGGAAGTATGGGCAACTTCTATCTTTATACCCCTTGATACAGCAATTGCGCACCAAAATTCGCAGCAAGCCCGTCCAGATTCTGCAATACTGACGTTTTTGTAGTTATAATCAATGCCATACAAACATATCTCGGTAGCTTTGTACCAGATTGCATAGGCAATTGCGTAAGCAACCGTATTGTTAAAATAACAAAGGTTTAATTCTTTTATTACTTCTTCTAAAGGGTACTCTTCTAAGTGTTTAACACGGTCATCTAGTTCACAAGTAATAATAGGCTTAGTATTCTTTAACAAAAATTCTTTTGCCAACCCTGTTTGAGAACCCGCATCTTCTGAGTCTAAAAACCTTGAAACAGGGTCCATCATAATAGTTTTATCTACCTCTATTACCCCGCCAATACAGTTTATACCCCATGTTTCGTCATATGTTTCAGACCTAATGCGAGCAGATATGTAATCTGAAAAACTACCACCAAGACCAACAATAGCTATCTTCATTAAGACCTCTCCCTAGTCGGTAGTCCTTGCCTGTAAGCGTCGGAATTTTCTCTTGCTTCTCCATAATCTTTTAATCGTACAAGAGACTCCATAAAACGATCTGTATAAAGTTTCATTAAATCGGGTTCACCTTTTAAATAGATATATGCTTCTACTAAACTGCCATATAGCATAGCATTTGGAGCATTAGTGCTTAACCAAGTAGTTCCTGAATCTCCACCGGCAGTTAAGCTATTTGGTCTGTAAAAATAATGAAGTTCTGCAACCGCATCGGCGCTAGGTGTGGGCGCTAAAATAAAGCTGTTTATATCAAAAAATGCATAGTATTTAGGAGTACCCGTAGTAGCTGAATTAGGGTTAATTGATTGAACAAAATTAACGTCTTTTTCTAACAAAAATTCTTTGTTAGAAGAACTAATAACAGATAAACTAAACGAAGCCAAATAATCGGTGGGAACGGCTAAAAATTGATTATTTGCTGTAACGGTCCCTGTTACATTTTTACGAAAATATTGCAAATCTATTGAGTTTAATATTCTTTGTTCCGCCGCTTGAATAAAATTATCTAAGTTTGCAACAAAAGTAGTTTCTGTACTATCTGTATAGTTTTGAATAGCTGATTTTAAAGTAGAATATGTATAGCTCATGTTATTACCACCGTTACACTGCCTACGGATCCCGTAGAAGCTAGGGGATTAGGCGTTAAACCAAAATTATATGCCTGACCTACTGGCAACCATCCCCAATTAATTGCTCTTTCTTGCGCCACATCTTGAGGAGGCCGAGCATTTTGAAGAGATTGAGGGTCTACCACTGTTCTAAAAGGACCCAATTGGGGTTGTTTTGTTTCAAATTCGTCTTTTCCAACAAATAAACCGTTCCATTCTTTCCGCATGTCTCTGTATTTGTATCTAAACCCGGATCGGTCTGATATTGCGTAAGCATTTTTTCCGCTTGCAAATTTAGCCATTAAGATCCCCTAAGATAATTAACGGCGGGTACAACTGTGAAAGAAGCTCTGTCTCTGTCTTCTGTAGCAGCTCTGTCAAACTCTTCTTCGTACACTGATTTCAACATTTGCAGTCTGTTTGGAGCCCTTTTCATGGCAATATAGTATGCTAAACCTGCGGCCAAACACGGGTAAAACCTAAACGGTAAATCTAAGGAATTAGTGTAGATGTCGGCATCATCCATTCTAGTGAGCCTGTTAAATTTAATAATGTCTGTATCATTGTTAGGTGCTGGCCAAACTTTTAAAACAGGCGTTAATTGTCTGTCTAAAAAATACTGCGTAATTCTTCCTGAATTAGTTTTATTTGGAATGTTAATAAAAGCTTCTCGACTAACGCGATCTATACTTAAATCTGTAGAATCTTTTGTTATTACCGCGGACAATACGTCAATTGTACTCGCTGCATTAGAAAAATCAATGGCAGCCGATAAGGTGCTAGATGTTCCACTAGTGCCTCCTGTCAGTGTCTCTCCAGAAACAAACGTTCCTACAGGAATTGTTATTGACAAGGTGTTTGCTTCTAAATCGCTAACAGACGAAGAGGGTATGTTTGTAATTTTAGCCGTAGCGCCACTAGTTCCACCGGTTAATGTCTCTGAAACTTCAAAACCTGCGTCAGAAGCT